CACTACTATACACCGGAATTGGAAATAAAAGTTGTGTTGTCATAAAATATTTTTCAAATTTGGTTGCAGAGGCAGGATTTGAACCTGCGTTTCTTGGCTTATGAGACCAAGCGGATAGACCACTTCCATACTCTGCGATATTATATATATGTACTTTTTGGTGCGGGAAGAGGGACTTGAACCCTCAATCCTTTTTATCGGCGACGGGTTTTAAGCCCGGTGTGTATACCATTCCACCATTCCCGCTTTTATTTTTACCTCTATATGTTTCTGTTTGTGAATGACAATTTGGACATAATATTTGCAAATTATTTAAATTATGGTTATATCTATTACCATCTTTATGGTCAACTTCCAAAGAAAGTTTTTTACCAAGCCATTCTGTTAAACCACAAACTTCACATTTCTCATCTTTAACTTTTTCTGAAAATAATCTCTTTCTCAATTTATTTGATTGATATTGTGGATGTTTACCTTCAAAAATTTCATTTAAAGATATTTTTCCTAAACCATCTACTTTAGGTTTATTTGTTCCTTTACCAGACTGATTTGTATTGAAAACATTTAATCTCTTTGCATGAACTCTAAAAGTTTCATATTTTATTCCCAATTTGGCGGCCGCAGAGGTGGCCGATTGTGAATTTAATGCAGTTTCAATTATTTCTTCATCAGTAACTTTTATTTTTCTACTCATAAACACTCCAGAAATATTATCGGACATGTTTATTTATATAAACTTTCATTTTGAAGTATACTCAGAGTCATCAACTCCAATAAAGTGTGATACAATATACTTCAAAATGAGGACTCTTTCGAATCCCCATACCATTACAATACTTTGTAACGGTCATCCATAATGGTTTTAAGCATTATAGATTCTGGCGTAAATTCATCGGTTGATCCCGCTAGCAATGGTTTTACGATTGCTGGTGAGAAACCAGAAACTAACGCAGTTCCAGACTTGTTAAACTTCACAGGTGCATTACCGTATGAAGCATTCAAGTTCCAAAATACAACTTTTGGCAATTTGTATCCAGCAAGTTTGTAAGAGCATTCAATTGCTTGAAGTGCTCCGTCATCATAGCGGACACAAGCGTCAAATTGCATATCTGACAGAATCAACACCATCGCTGGCATTTCTTCTTGTGAAACATTACCTTCGACAGCAACATTCAAGATTTTCTCAAATGCAGCCACCAAATTTGTATTCATGGCCCAATTAGATTTAACCATTTGGTCAATCTTTTGGTTGATATTGCCTTTCAAATTCAACAGTTCTGGCTTGCCAGAGAAAGTCAAAAATGTATCTTTGAATTTACCTGTGTTTTTATCAGCTAGGTATAGACCTAACGACACAGCTACTTCCAAACAAGTCAACTGAGATTTTGAACCATGACCACCTGCTGGTGTACACATCGAACTAGAAACATCCACCAAAGGCAGAATGTTTGCATCACCAACATAGTTAGGCAAAGCCTCCCATTGTTTTTGAATCAAGTCCAATTCAGTCCTGTCAAACGAACCACCATAGGATCCAATGCGACCTTTCAGTACGTCATAAGGATACACAGCTGCTGCATTTACTTTGACTTCAGGATTGTCTCCTTTAACCAAAGATTCAACATATGCTTTGTATGTTTCGGTGTTGCGGTTGAACGCTTTCTTGTAACGGCTAGCCGCAACAGAAGGAACATGAGAGAAATTAATCCCATCCCAGTTTTTGGAACACATGTCCTGTTCAACAACCTTGGTCATTTCGACCAGGGATTTACGGTAGAATTTAGGTGACATTCCGAAGAATTCACGAATTTCAGCCGCAATCTTTCCTTGGCGAGGAGTCCACTTTGCAGCAAGACCATTTTTTTCACGCAATGCATCACCCAACATAGTGTATGCTACTTTTTTCAAAGCAGGTGTTTGGAAGACAAACAAGTCATCCCAACGGCCAAGTTCAGGAACTTTAGCCAACATAGCTTTAGCAGCTTCAGGATCATTCTTTTCTAGGTGAACAAGAATGTCACGGAACAATTGACGTTCGCCGGCACCACCACGGACATCACGGGCCCATGCGGCTACACGAAGTGCCAATGCCTTATCTTCCACGAATGCGGCGGTGAAGGCAGGAATCACGTTTTTACCGCGTGATGCACCAATGTTATAAAACAGGTCAACTACTGCATTAGCAGTNGATTTACGAGCCTTCATACCGTTTGCAGTACGNGCTTCTTGATTAATTACGGCATCTACAAATGTTGTCATAATAATTTCCTTTCAAAACAACAGGTTGAACTTTTTTTCATAGNCATTGAAATTTAAAGTTTGCTGAACTCAACCTAAAAAANAACAGGATAGTTTTCTACTTTTTCTTTCAAGTGAGAATTCGAAACTCACATCGGTCCAAGAGATAAGGGTTTGTTGCCTTATCGTTCCCCAGGCCATCCTTTAAATAAGGGTGTTGCTGTACCTATCCTAAAAATCTAACAATGAACGTATTCTATCAAAATAAGTGTAATTTGTCAAGCCCCCTAATATTATATACCGTTTTGGTCTCTCCAGCAGGAATCGAACCTGCATCCCATTCTTAGGAGGAACGTGTTCTATCCATTGAACTACAGAGAGATGGTACCCCCGCTCGGAGTTGAACCGAGAGGATTCTTCCTTTTGAGAGAAGCGACTTTGCCAATTTGTCCACGGGGGCATAAATTTGGTACCAGCGTAGGGATTCGAACCCTATCAAGAACGCTAATCTGGCGCTAAAAGGCTTATAAGACCTCTCTGACTACCCAGTCTCGCTGGCATATTGGTGCAACCTAGAGGAATCGAACCTCTTTCAATGGTTCTTCAGACCACCGCTATGACCACATCAGCTAAAGTTGCAAAATTTGGTGCTCTTAACAAGAATTGAACTTGTGTTTCATCCTTACCAAGGACGTGTAATGCCATTATACTATAAGAGCAGTTGTTGACAATTTATCTCATTGTACGCCGTCAACAAAGGCGATATTTGGTACCTTGTGACGGGATTGAACCGCCGACCTTCTCCGTGTAAAAGAGTTACTCTACCNCTGAGTTAACAAGGCAAATTTACTTTGGGTTGACTAATGGGAGACGAGCCCATTCTATCACTTTCACAGAGTGAGGTGCTAAACCGTTACACTATAGTCAACCCAAAGTAAACTTTGGAGCGGGTAGTGGGAATCGAACCCACAACTAAACCTTGGCAAGGTCTTGTGTTACCACTAGCACCATACCCGCATATTTTTAAGCAATTAAACGCTTGCTTTTTGCTTCCGCTACAACAGATTCAAACAAAGTCATATCTGCACGAACCTTTTGTGAATCTGTTTCCACATCAGGATTGTAATCTTTGAAATTGTCTCCGTGGCCAATTAAAATGTGACATTCTTTTGCTGGATCCATACAAAGAGTAATCAGATTATTCATATCCAATTCTAATTGTGGAAATAAATGAAAAGGATGTTTGTGATGCACATTCAAATTTTTTGATGAACCACACGCTTCACACACAGGATGAAATTTCAAATGTAGTTTTTGCACACCTGGCCATTTTGGACTTCTTGCCATACCATGGCCAACGTGTGCATCTCTATCTTCGGTTTTAGCTAAATTTGGTTTTNTTGCCATCATAATCTCCTAGGGGTTTAAATCCCTATGTAGGNGATTACAATGCTTCNGCCAACTCTTGTTCAGCCAAAATACGTTTCAACCTGTCTGCACANAAACTTGCTGCAGGTGCNTCAGGTTTAACCATTGGTGTCACATTACATGTACCTTTGATATAACCAATCGCTTGCTGCACAACACAAGAACTTCCGTGTTCATCTGATTTGTTCAAGTCCAGGTGAACTTCAACATGGCGGTCTTCAAGTACATCAGACATTGCTTGGAACAATTCTGAAACTTTATAGACTTCTGTCATCAGACGCATAGCAGGTTTGCTTTTCTTGTGGTCGTAATCCAATTCACGGTTTACATAACCGAAGATTTTACAACCGTGGCGGCCATCAATATGAACAACAACAGCTAATGCGTAATCTGCATACCATACACCATCAACACGCAATCTTTCTGAATCCGCACCAAGATAGATTTTAGTATCTGGTCCTTGATCCACAATGAACTGCTTCACTTTTTCAATATCAAAATCTTTCATATTACACCACCTTTTTTAATTGGCATCCCGAGAAGGATTTGAACCTTCAACCTTCGGTTTTGGAGACCGCTGCGCTGCCAGTTGCGCCACCGAGATATTTACTCTTTTCAACTTCTTCAAGTGCTTTCTCATCACTCTCTAGGTCACGACCAAAAATCATGTCCCATCTTTTTTTATATTCATCATCAGAGACACTGAACGGTCTTGGTGAAGAACCTTTACCACCATCACTCATATTTAATACTCCTAAAATTGGTGCGCCCTGAGAGAATCGAACTCCCACTCCTAAGTTCGTAGCCTAGTGTAATATCCATTTTACTAAAGGCGCAAATTGGTGGTCATAAGTGGTACCGAGCCACTCTCGTCGGCTTATGAGACCGCTACGCATCCGTCTACGTCATATGACCTAAAAATAACAGAGTAGTTTTTTGCTTTTTTTCCATAAAAGTTTTTTGATTGCTGAACCTACTCTAAAACTGGCTCCTCAGACTGGGATCGAACCAATGACCGAACGGTTAACAGCCGTTTGCTCTACCGCTGAGCTACTGAGGAATAAAATAACAGGATGCTTTTTTACGGTTTGAATTAAAAGTTCAATGTATAAAATTTGCTGAACGCATCCTAAAAACTGGTCTCGGTAGAAGGAATCGAACCTTCGCCACATGGTCCCAAACCATGCATGATACCATTTCACCACACCGAGAAAACTGGAGCAGACACTACGATTTCCGCGTAGATAAAAGGTGGACCCTTCTATTGTTAAAAAACGTCTGCATAAAACTTGGTGCCCCACGACAGAATCGAACTGCCATCACAGGATTACAAAACCAGTGTACTGCCATTGTACTAGTAGGGCTAAAATTGGTGGAGGATAAGAGAATCGAACTCTTATAAACAGCTTGCAAAGCTGCCGTAATGCCATTATACTAATCCCCCGAATAAAGACAAGCTACTGGGTTCCACGCCAGCCCTTGATTGAGCAGTTACGCTGTCCACCTCCATTTATTCTCTAGTCTGTGTGCAGTTAAGGTTCTGCCTATCAGAGTCTGAGGTGTACAACCCCTCGCTAACGGTTTTCTGCCACCGGATCTCTATCGCTAATCAAACGCTACTTTAACGAAAGTAGTAACGAGATTGGTGGAAGCGGTTGGATTTGAACCAACGTGCTTTTTAGGGAACAGATTTACAGTCTGTCGGTTTCAGCCACTCACCCACACTTCCATATCCTGGTTCTTTCGAAAAGAATTGAACTTTTGTCTATCGGTTATCAGCCGATTGCTCTGCCATTGAGCTACGAAAGAATATACTTGGCGGTTCCAAGGGGTAACGATCCCCTTCTTTATGCGTGACAGGCATATGTGCGTCCATGAACACTTTGAAACCTTATTTGGTGCCCTAGGGGAGACTTGAACTCCCAGAACCTGGTTTCTAAGACCAGTATGTATACCAATTCCATCACCAGGGCAAAATTCTTGGTAGGGGCACAGAGAATCGAACTCTGATTAATAGGTTAAAAGCCTACTACTTTCGCCGTTAAGTTATACCCCCAAATATTATTTGTTTTGCTGACGCACTGTTTGCTATGTCTCGACGGAGTTGGCGGCCGCTCTACCGTTTATTGACATAGTTACTCAGAGTTGACGTTTACCCCATGGCTTACGACAGCAAAACAAATAACACTACCATATAGAAACACACTAACTACTACGCTGCCAACGATTTACATTACGCGGAAAATATGTTTTTATATGGTACTCCCGAACGGTTTCGATCCGTCTTTTCCGCCTTGAAAGGGCAGCGTCCTAGCCAGTAGACGACGGGAGCACAAATTACACTTACTTTTTAAAGAACTTGTTGATTTCTCAACGTATGCATGGAGTATAACACAACCACACTTTTTGTCAACACTTATCGGTACATTGTTGTAAAAATACAACAACTAATTTTGGAGTAGGTGACAGGAGTCGAACCTGCATTAAACGGATTTGCAATCCGGAACCTAACCATTCGGTACACACCTACATAACTTTTCTTACAATTTGGCGGAGAGTGTGGGAGTCGAACCCACTCGCCCCTTTCGGAGCGTCGGATTAGCAATCCGGTGCCTTACCATCCAGCCCACTCTCCAATTTTTGGAGGAAAATCACAGAATCGAACTGTCACCCCGTCAAGAGTGGACCGGATTTCAAGTCCAGTTAGCTTCCAAAGCATCGATTTTCCAATTATGTTCCACGATAATATTTTGCCCTTGGTCTTCCTTGTTTCTTATTTGCACCTTTCCAAGTTGCAGTTAAAGAGTGACAGCTAGGACACAAAAGTTTTAAATTATCTTCTTTGTTGTTGGTGTAATCACCATCAACATGTTCCAATTCTAACGGTATTTTGTCAGTAAATGTGTTTTTTTTAGACCAACCACACTCACAACATTTGTTTTCATACTTTTCAAAAAGATAACGTCGTATATGATGTGATGTTGAAGTTTTACCTCGCATTCCATCATGGTTACCCAATTTCCATTGTTTGATAAATTCTTTATATTGATAATCATTTTGGCATTTGACATCACAATATTTTTTATTTTGTGAGGGATAAGCATCAAATTCTTTATCACAACACAAACACTTATAAGTTTCCATATAAATCTCCTTCAATATTATTTATACCGATAGTGATTTATACAATCGCTCATTACCATATAGAAACACTCTTATTCTCCATACCTTCTTGGGGATCAATCCAAGGTCTTACTTCACAGAACCTGCGTCCAGTTTAGAATGTTTTTATATGCCATATTGAAACACACTTTCTGCGGATTCTCACCGCCGATTATCCATCACTCTTTCGACTCTTACCCCTCTACGGGTTGCTTTCTAGATTGCCGGCCGGACGTGCTAGAAAGTTACTGGATTTTAAAATATGTTTCAATATGGCAGGGGATACAAGAATCGAACTTGTACTAAGAGATTCAAAGTCTCCTGTGCTACCACTACACAAATCCCCAACAAATTACACTTACTTTTTAAAGAACATGATTGATTTCTCAACCGAAGAACCTAGTGTAACAGAAGTCGATGCATCTGTCAACACATTTGTTGTATTGGAACAACAAAAAACCCCACTTTTTTAGGGTGGGGTTTGTGAATTCTGATTTAGTTTTCGTACTCTATTATCGTCCTCCACAACCCCCTACATGCGCCCATGGTTGATTATCGCTACCAATAAACGGTGTGCGATACTCACAGGCTGACAATAAGGACTTGAGGAACTGAGACACTATAACTCCAAAAAAAATTTAACTATAACTCTATATATACAACTTATTTAGTGGATTCTAAAGTTTTCCACTTTATTTCTTCATATTTTGCAGGTTCTTCTGGATTTTTAAATTCTTCAAAGACTTCCCACAACTTTTCTTCAACTGAAAATTTTGTAACGAGACTGGTCTCCAGTCCGTATGCTTCTATCTCCCATGGATGAAACCAGTAATCTAAATTATCTGAATCAATTTCTTTCTTATGCCAAACACTTAAAGATGCATTCGTATGTTGATATGCGAATTGTTTCACATGGACCATTTCATGAGCCATTGTTCTAAACAAAGCTGGTGCACCAATTCCTGGTTTTATGTTGATTAGAAATTCTCTAGGTTTCCTACTTGTTTCATAATCAGCAACTTCACAACTTCCGTGATTATCTAATGTTTTATCAAACTTGACTAAAATATAAATGTGTGGAGATAATTGTGGTGAGAATAAATTTTTAGCGAAGAAGTGGGCGGCCTTTTTTAGATAAGGTTTGAATTTTTCATCAGGACAACCAACAATCTTCAAATACATAGGCACCCCATTTGTTCATAATTATTTATTAGAATCTGACCAAACACTAACTCCACATTTCATCAAAAAAGCAACACCAGATTCATCACGATAAGGTTCTCCAAAGTAAACTTTCTTGATACCTGCTGTGTATATCTGTTTAGCACAATGAATGCAGGGAGCGTGCGTTAGGAACATTGTGGCACCATCTCCAGACTCGGAAGACTTAGCCAATTTAGCTATTGCATTCGCCTCCGCATGGATAACTTCATCTTTGGTTACTAATGTTGGATTGCCATTGAAATCCAAACCAAAATAATTCTCACATTCATTTGTCCACCCTGCGGGCATTCCATTGTAACCAATAGAAATGATTCGGTCATCTTTCACAATGATGGCACCTACTTGTAGGCGCCTTGCGGACGATAGTTGTGCAAACCGTTTTGCTACATCCATGTACGCATCAATAAATTTTTGTTTCATAATATTAATGTACTTCCGGGTATTCTCCTGAACCTAGGACACAAGCATATTTTGCATCATATTCAACTAAGGTCCATGTTCTTGTTTTTGCATTTTCTAAGAATGCTATTAATGTTGGTTTTCCATCTATTGCTAAATCATTTGGTGCAATACGAAGTATTTTTTCTCCAAATATCTTGTCTAGTCCCATTAAAAGTGTTTTTGTATCTGCACATTTAATCGGTTTCTTTGCATCTATGAATTTTATATTATCTAAACCAGCATCTTGGCCATGACTAATGGCAACAGTCACACATAATAAAAGTCCCGTTACCATCTTTTTCATGTTATCTCCTTGATAGGTTGGTACGCCAAGTAGGAATTGAACCTACACTCAGTCGATTATGAGTCGAATGCTTTACCATTAAGCTATTGGCGCGTATTGGTCCGGCGTACAGGAATCGAACCCATATTCGCGGTGTAGAAGACCGCTGTATTATCCATTATACTAACGCCGGGAGATTTATTTATTACTCTTTCGTAATACCTTTGTCATAATCAATCTTGTTGACAAATTCAAGTTTTTGTTCAACAGTCCATTCTTTCAAATAATCATTATCTACATCGAACAATTTCACATATTCTTCTTGTGAGATTTCACGCTCAGAAGTAATTACTTCATCCACATGATGTTGTGAGAATTCTTTCAATTCACTATTACATAGTCCAAAGACAACTTCATCGGCTGCATGTTCAGATTCAAGAGCTTCCACAACATAACGCATACGAAACATAGAAATAGTTTCGACAATAAAAAGTTTCTTATCAGCCATTTTTCACTTTCTCCAATGAGTCTTTACGAATCCGATATAGTTGTTGAATTTTTTTATCCGAAGGATCGAATTTGGATACAGGTAAGAAATCAACACCGTCAATCTGTTCGACACCCCAAGACGGATATGTCCAATAGAACTCTGACGGGTTCAATTTGTTACGCATTTTGATTGGTTTTTGTTCAAGAGTTTTCATAATGAGTGCATTCTAACACAAAAAGGGGGCTCTGTCAAGCCCCCTATCCTAGATTACCAATTTTTTCTGGAATTCTTCTTGTCAAATTGTCTTTCCAACTTCTCCACATCGTGGATACTTGTAGGATGATTTGCAAGAATGTATTGCTCTAGAGCATTTCCATAGTTTTGTAAATGGTTCAGTTCTTGGAATTTTTCTTGGATAAATCTGAAAATGGTTCTCATTCTGATTTGTCCTTGATGCCAATTTTCTTAATGGCATCTTGTGCTTTAACAATGTTTTCCAACCAAATTTTAAGCATACCGTTTACCAGTTCTGCATCTTTGATTTCAACTTTGTCATTCAAAGTAAAAGCACGTTCGAATGCACGGTTCGCAATACCTTTGTAAAGGAAATTTTCGCCGTCTTCATCTTTGGTGGAACCTTTGACTAGAAGTTTGTTTCCGTCCATAGTAATCTCAAGGTCAGTCTTAGCAAAACCAGCAACTGCCATTTCAATGACGTACTTGTTTTCTTTTACTTGCTTGATGTTGTATGGGGGATAACCAACAGCTTTCTGTGTTTGTTCGGCAGTTTTACGCAACATATCCATTGTTTCGTCAAAGCCGATTGTGAAAGGTTGAAGTTTACCAAAAAGGTCAGTACCAAATACATCTTTCATGTATGTCATATTTTTCTCCTAAAAGCGAGTTAATAATTTGTTACCCCGAAGGCGTAACGATAATCCTGCTTACTTAATACAGGGCCAACTAACGGGTGACAGTGCAATTGCCCGGACGCCTTTTACCGTAGCATCAAACAGCCCTAAGGTGGGCAAAACTGTGACAGTTATTTACTAGGATGCCGCCTAGTTCCCATCCCTGAGATTCCTATATTTATATCTTTTTCTTTGTTCCAATGTTATATTTCGGTGTTAATTGCCACTCATTCTTTTCTTTATGTGACAGTATCTTAATCTGCGAAATGAAAATTGGTTCAGGTTGTTGTACTTGCGATTCATTAACAACTTTGACTAAACCCCAATCTTCCAATAGAAGTGCAATAGCATTCCTACGAGACAAGTCATTTTCAGATAAATCTGTCGGTTTCCCGTCAAGTGCAAAGAGTTCTTTAAAATGTACAATGTAATATTTGCCTTGTTTGTGTAAGATATGGCAAGACTGGAATAAAGTTTTATCTTTCTTTGAAGCTACTCCTATTCTTGTCAATGTCTCTCTTACCTTCAAGAAATCGTCTGGTTGGGTTAAAGTTACTTCAACTAAGTCCTGTATTCCTATCATTGTGTTCTCATTTCTTATTTTTATTAAACGATGAGTTATTTATGAATGGTGTTCCTTTAAGTATAACAAAACATTTTTTATATCTTCTATTGCGTATTTTACTTTTTTATACCACCAGTGTCCGTTAAATTTCTAATGACATTTAACTGTTCTTCATCCAATATTCTCAAAGCTTCTTTGGCTTTATCATTTGAATAACCGAAGTATATCTTCACACACTCCAAATCTTTTAATGCCTCGGATTTTTGCCAAGGCTGAAATTTCCGTTTCATTGGTCTAATTGTGTTTAACAAGTAATGATATTGCATGTCTTTATCAATACTGGGATTGATGTTCATTTCATTGACATACAGTACACAGTCCATGTGATAGGACAAAGAGCGGTTAATAAGGAAAGGTTTGTAATCTTCATGGGATTCACCCTTGAAAACATCTTTTTTGGTTTGAAGGATAGAAGGAATTACTTCTTTAAATAAGTCAGGCATTATTTGAACTCACAGTCAACCATGATTTCAGTCAGGCAAGCAATCATATTAATCTCATGGTCTGCAACAAATGCAGATTGATATTGATACTTAGCCAGATGTAGGACTAACTGCGGAACAGAGTTAGGTTGCAACAACTCATAAAGACCATCATACATTTTGCGATAGATTTTTGTAGGATCATTGTCCAAGTTTTGTGTAACCCATTTACGAGCCGATGCAAAGTCTTTTTCTTTCAGTGCCTTAATCAAGTCTTTCAGTTGAACATCCGCAACTGCACCAAGAGCACCTTTGTCAATAACACCAGAGATAGAAAATCTTTGAAGTTCATTCAAAATCCTACGATTATCTGGAAAGTGTTTAGAGATGATTGCAGCAACAACCTCTTTATCGTACTTTACATTTTCAAGTGTAAGGATACTTTCAACACGTTTGAAAAATCTAGTCGCCATGGCGGCTTTAGAACCGTTCAGTTTAAAGTCAATACAGGTGCAACGAGAATGAATCGGTTCCATGATCCGATTCTTGAAGTTACAAGTGAAGATGAAGGAACAGTTGGATGCAAATTCATCAATCACTCCACGAAACGCAGGTTGAGTTGAATTTGGATTTAGGTAGTCCGCTTCATCTACGATAACAACTTTGCGGCCNCCCATCAAGGACATTGACGAGGCATAATTCTTAATCTTGTTTCTTAGAACATCAATACCTGAATCATCGGAACCGTTAATGATGATGTAATCACAACCAACTTCCTGACATAAGGCTTTTGCAACAGTAGTTTTACCGACACCAGCAGTGCCAGACAACAAGAGATTAGGTATCTCTTTACGATTCACGAATTCCTGAAATGTTGCTTTCAGTGAATCCGGAAGAATACAATCTTCAATAGTTTTTGGGCGATACTTCTCGACCCACAACATGTGTTCAGCCATTCAAAAACTCCATAATATAAAAAAATTCATTGTATCACACTTTACGCCAAATGTCACCCTCCTTGACGTAAAGTTTACCATCCGGTCCTGGTTTCAAATGTATAGTAACATCTTTTTCTGTTCCAGGAATATATTTTGAACCAGTATAAAGAGAATAACGCGAATATAGATTATTATCAACTTCACCGTATTTGGCAGTAAAAGAAAGATGATAACCATCGTCAAGTTTTTTGGCAAGTTCATCGGAAGCAATCTTGTCATCTTTATAGACAATACGTTCACTAACTTGTTTATAACCCTCTACACCAATAGACAAAAGGCCTAAAAGGCCTAATGATTTTGCGAAATTTCTACGACCTGTGGTTGTCATTTAGCGTCCTTGATACCTTCAAGTAGAGCCTCAACTTCTTTGAATTCTGCAAAGTCTGTTGATAGAGACTGTTTGAATTCATAATTGGCGATTTTACGAACAATCTTTTTTGGAAGATTAAGTTCATCGTGAGCCAAATCAATAATATCTGACATAGATTCGTTGTTGGCTTTTGTTCTGTTCATGCAAGCAACAATCTCCTCGACATAACCTCTGAGACTCTTTAGTTGCTTTTCATCAAATGTACCAAATAGTGTGTGTACTGTGGTCATTTTAACTCCGCTTGTAGTTTACCAACAACTTCCAAAAGAGGTTCTAGTGTTGCAACATTACCATTCAACAGGTTAATCATTGTCATTTGAATACCTTCAGGATTTTTACCTTCAAATACAACAGAAACTTGTTTTGGATTTACAAAAATTGTGCCTTCTGTTTCGGCATCTAGAAATGGAATCAACATTACATTACACTTTCATTCTTTTCAAAAGCGACCCAATACTGAATGTCATCTTTTGTGTTTTTAAAATGTGCGAATCCTTTGAAGGATATTTGCACTTCGTACTCACCTGGTACCATCTTGATGTTCTCTGTTTTGAAAACAATCTTGTATGATTTACCATTGCCAGCACCAACATTGATTGAGTTGGTATGTTGTGCATCATCTTTAGCATCATATGCAACTAATTCAACAGATTCGCCGTCAGATTGCACAGAGATGTTTGGAGAAGATAACACAGAAGATGCCTTCATAATGTCAGCATAGTCTTCAGAGGTGAAAGTAAAAGAACAATCAACTTCATCCAATTTGATTTCTTTATTTGGAGGAGTGACAATCATTTCCTTTGCAGCTTTACGGAACTTAGTCTTACGGCGACCTCCGTTGAAGATAACATTTGCAGAGTCAAATTCCAANTCTGTTGCATCTTTAAACAAAGAATACACAGACAAGAATTGGTTCAAATCATACACACAGAAATCTTCNGGAAAGTCATCCTTCAGAATTGCCTGTGCAAGTACAGATTTACCTGCGGAAATTGTGGTAAGTTTATTACCTTTTTTAAATTCAATACCCTGATTGATTGATGAGAAATTCTTCAATACACTTAGGGTTTCACTTGATAGTTTCATCATTATTCTCCATTACAAAATTTTCATTAGAATACATTATATCATGTTCATACAAAAACATCAAGCAGCACATAGCATGTGCCAAGTGATGTATACCAGATTCAGGATCATTAATTTCACCTTTTTTCCAGGCCCATACATGTCTTTCTAATGCATCAAAGTACCTGCGTTTTGAGTCAGGTACTTTTTTCCAGTTATCACGTTCATATTTTTGAGCACCAAAAGTTAAAACTTTGACAGTTTCTTCTAGTGCTAAAGGTGGCAGTAAACCATACTCTAACTTATTAGCATCAAATTTACGACCAGCCTCCATCATCTTAGGCATTACATTTCTCCAACATAATTAGCAACAGCTGGCATATCTCCGTGGAAGTGATATGTACCAATGTGTTGAGTACGCATCCAAGGACACAACCAGATTGTACCACCCATGTTTCTCCACCATTGACAGAACATGTAATCTTCTGACAGATAACGCTCAGAACCTTTATCGATTACAGTGTCAAAATATGCGTGAATGTATCGTGAACCGTCAAAGTTCGCCTGACCCACATGGTCTGGTTTGTATTTGAGTTGTGGATATTGTGCAGCAAATTTAGGGAACACTTCACGTTTAATCATCATAAAACCTGTACCAATTTCCAATACTTCTAGTGGTTCATGTACAGAAAATTGCTGAGTTCCTTTGACAGGATTGAAAACGAAATCACCTGCAACTTTTTCTAGTTCTTGTGCTTCAAGTGCTGGGTTCCGTTCAAGAGCTTTCTTAACTGCTCTCCATTTGATGGCTTTCTTAGGATAAGGACCACCAATAACATCTTTATTCAATGCTAACATTGCGATAACATCTTGTGGGTTGAAATTAATGTCTGAATCGATAAACAGCATGTGTGTGCAATCGGAACGATTCAAGAATTCATCGACCAAATAGTTCCTTGCCCGTGTAATCAAAGATTCATTGAACAAGAAAGAGAACTTTACTTGGACTCCATATTGCATACAGAGGCCTTGTAAATCTAAACATGCCTTCATGTACAAACCATGATTCATACCACCGTACATAGGTGTTGCTACAAAGAGACTGTATTTTCTAAGTTCTTCTGTTTTAATATTTATTTCCATGTAAACTCCATAAAATAGGGAAAACCACTCCCGCAGAGGAGTGGTTTATGTTTTGCTTAATTAAGCAGTTAGTGAGTAACCTGCGCTCAATGCAGTTTTAACCATTGCTTTGGTTGGGGTACCAAGGCGGTAGAAACTAATTTTTTCGCCACTTTCTGTGTAGCGTGTGTTAGTGTAAATAACATGACCTTCTTGGCGAAGTTCATCAATTCGTGCGGAAACATTCTTGATACCGAAACGGCGTTGTGCAGACTTAACAGTGAAGGTGTTGTAACCACCAGTTTGTTTAAGAGCGTTCAAGATTTTTTGTTTTGCGGATACTTTTTCCATAATATAACTCCAATAATTTAAAATACCTCACATTGCGTGAGTGTCACCATCATACATTTATATATGACGTTTGTCAAGCATATTTGTGGTATACTTGTTTTATCTGCCCACTTGTGGCAGATACTTTGCCTTGGTTTCTTCCCAAGACAAATAGATTAGGTCATCATAGAAAAGATTTTCATACGATACCTTATTTTGTTTCTGTAATTGCCGAATACGGCCTTTTGCATACTTTGTTTTCCAAATGTTGGACAAAGTTTCTTCGCTGGTATCAAAAGATTTTACAAGTTCTGCATCACCAATTTCTTTGCGTAGAAATTCGTTGGTGTTATTGTACAACGGAGAAAAATAAATCCCACGTTGGTGTTCTGTCCGAATCAGTTCTTTAGGAATACCAAGTTTAGAGTATGCATAGTTCAGTGAACGATTCTTGTGGTCACGCTTCAATGGAAGTCCTTGTGGGTTCTTTGCTTCCCACCATTCGAAGTATTTTCTTGGTTCGTTTTCTTTAATCCAATCAAACACCATATTGCGGGTAGAACGAGAAGGTTCAAATGCAACTGATCCAGAAGAAAATCCCATTTTCTGCCAATGTTCCAGACCATCATACTGAGAAAGCCCGTTGGCTTTTGTTTTTCCGTACAATGACGTTGTAGTAACCCCAACAAGAGTGTCTCCATATCTTTCTTTCCAATCTTTTTGGACAGTATCCGCCAAACACAGCAGTGCCAATAGTTTACCACCCATGTAACTGTAACCGAGTGGTTGCAATGGAACAATAGTAGAACCGATTGCTGTGTGATTAATCATACTTTGTTGTGTCTTAACATCCCTAGACCAACCAATCGCAGTATCTCTAGGAGTGAGGTCAAGAAAGTCAGATGAAATGCAAATTACACCAAGGTACTTGTCTGTAAGGCCATCTTTGACTGTGTAGAATAGATTACGACCAATGTTTGAGTTGTTCTTCATTGTAGAAGAAAATGTACGGACTGCGTTCCATGTTTCTGCAAGTTCACCATTGGAAAGTTCTAATACTGGTTGCAGTTTTTCATAGTCATCAGGACCAGTTGGCATCCAAAAGTTCTTCTTAACCTTATCGATTATTTTAGCTTGATTTTTGTCAATCAATTGTTGTTCTTCACCATCAAACAAAGTGAAAGTAGTTTCTGTTGGATACCGCTCTTTGACTTCACACCATTTTTGATATAGTGTGTATTCTTTTACATCCATCTTGGACGCATAGGTCAAGTCTTGGATTAAAACTTTCTTTAGATTATCAACATCGATGTGTTCATGTGATGGATTCTTTTCCAACCATTCATCCCATTGTTTCTCTACAGATTCAATTTGCGGTTTTGCCATCGTTCAGTTTCTCAATTTTTTTCATCATGTTCATGTAATTTGCCTGCGCTTTGGATATTTCTTTAATTGTCTTCTGGCGTTTCTCTTGTCCAGATTTAAGTGCCAAAGGCTTTGCACGGTCAGTATATACTATTCCGTCCATGTGGTCAAGCTCATGGAGAAAACATCTTGCAGATATACCATTAAGTTTTGTGGTATGTTTTGCACCTAAGAAGTCTTGGTATTCTACCACAATCTCCTGAGGTCTGGTAATTCTAAGCCCTAGAAGTGGAAAAGATAAACAACCTTCAATCATATGTGATTCACCCGTAGATTCAACAACTTTAGGATTAAAAAATGCCACATAATCATCATTAGCACCCATAACAAAAACACGGTGCGGGAAACCACATTGATTTGCAGATAACCCCAATCCTTGATTCTTCTTACAAGTTTCTACCAAAGTGGATGCAAACTCATTTGGGTTGACCGGAGGATTCGAAAAGTCAAACTCTGCCAATTTTCTCCTAAGAATTTCTGCATCTTCGGCAACTAAATTAAAAACTTTAGTTTCTTTTTTAGTTGCGGTTACACCTTGTTTTACAACTTCTTCTGTACTATATTTAAATACTTCACTCATTTTGTCCATCCTTTATAAACATTTCTTTTACCCTTCCAAACTTCAGACATGGCGCCCTTATTTAAATTATTATTTTTACAAAACTCAGTTAACCCAAGAATTAAAATTTTTTCACCTGATGGAGAAACAAACGTGTATTGCTTTTTTAATTTATTTTTATGTTCTTCAGTTTTTGGTTTTTTAAATTTAACAAGAGTTTCATCAGAATATATACCAGTTTTACCTTTATTCCAAGGTGTATGTCCTAATTTGAGTTCACTTAAAACTTTTTTAACTTCTTCACTGTGTGTTTTATTAAACATAGGATTATTTTTACCTAACATACTTTCACTTTTATCTTTTTTCCATTCATCGTTATGTTTTTTACCATACATTCCATTCATTGGTCCATACATTGAACCCCCGGTTCCACCTGAATGCACATTATAATTTGGTTTTAATTTTTCAATCAATCTTATTTCACAATTGATTGCATCAAGTTTATTGTCAAATTCATGTAATAATTCAATAATAAAATTATCAATACCGTATTTTTTTATAGAGGAAACAATTGGCATTTTATTTGTTGTTGCTTTAGAGTGCAATTTAAACCTTTTATATATCGTTAATTTGGTATATCCAATATAAAAGTGGCCATTGATTTTATTAGTAATTTTGTATATTTTATAAGTTTCCATATATTTATTGAAATCGAGTTATCGTTACTATTTATTTAGTAATTGCTCTTTTTCAACAACAGAAAAATTGTTCTTTTTCGTGAATCGAATAATACTTCTAAATTTATCAAACATCTGGTCAGACTTATGACTAATAACAAAAACATTCGTATCTGATGATAATTCTTTTAATAAACCCATTAGAAGTTCAACTGAAGCGGTATCCAAACTACTATCAAATATTTCGTCTAAAATTAACAAATTCGTGTTTGTTGAATTTTTTAATTTAGCAACTTGACGCCAAGTGAATAATAATGCCAAATCTATTTTTTGCTTCTCACCTTCAGAGAAGTTGGAATAACTAAATTCATCACGGTGCCTAGATTTGATTGTTTCTTCAAAGCTCTCATTCAAGTTAAAGTTAACAAAAAAGTCCATCGCTTTCAAATACTTATTAACAAATTTGTTTATGATTGGCAAATACTGTTTGATAATCTTGGTCTTGATACCATTATCTTTCAACAAAGAAGCCGCATACTCATGGTAATGCTTATCAACGGACAAATTCTCTTGTTCTTTTTCCAGTTTGGTCAACTCCAATTTAAGTTCTTTCAACTTTTCATTTTCATCAGTTAAGTTGTCCTTGCGGTCACCCAACTCTTTAATCTCTTTGTTTAGTTTAACAATGTACTTGTTCACCGCAGAGATTGTGGAGTTGTGTTTAATAACCTCATTATTATGTTCTGTGATGTGTTTGTTGATAGAAACAATTTCATTTGTTCTAGTGGTGATTTTTTCCATTTCTTCCGTAATGGTCTTCAATGCACCTTCTATTTCTGTTTTCTTATTTTGCTTTTCTTGTACTTGTAAATCTTTCCATTCAGAAGTGATTACTTGTTTACATGTAGGGCAATCATCATTGTGTTCATAAAACTCAATGTCTTTTTCCACTTTCAGAAAAGCTGATGCCATTTTAACTTCAAGCTGCATAAACTTTTTGTTGCGTTTTTCTACATCCAACTTGTCAGTAATTTTGGTAGATAACTTTTCAATATGTTTGCTGATTAGTTCAATATCTTTGGTCAGCTTCGAGATAATTAACTCATTGTCTGTAATCTCTTGTTTCTTCTTGGCAATTTCTTCATCATTGTTTTTCTTGTGTTCCTCAATATTGTGTTCCTGCAACAGTATTTTTTCATTCACCAGTTCAACCGCATACTTTGTTTTTGTTGTGTACTCTTTGATTGTCACCATTCTTTCTTTGATTAGACCATTCATTGAAGTGAAAATTTGAATATCCAATAATTCTTCTATGATAGTACGCCTGTCAGCTGGTGACAATTGCATGAATGGTACAAAAGAAGCTGAACCAAGTATAACAATTTGAGTAAAAGATTTGAAATTAAACTTCAAAATCGATTTTTCTAAGAATTCTTGATAATCTTTAGCCCTGGCATCCTGATTTACCAGAATAGAATTGCAGTAAATTTCGAATATATTTGGTTTAATCCCACGAACAATCTTGTATTGTTTTTTACCAATTGAGAATTCGACTTCAACCACCGCATCAGAGTTGTTGATGGAATTTAATAGATTTGGTTTGTTAATCTTACGGAAGGGTTTGCCAAACAGGCCAAAACACAATGCATCAAGAATCGTACTCTTGCCTGCACCGTTGTTTCCAATAATCAATGTGTTTGTTGATTTGTTAAGTTTGATTTCGGTAAACGTATTGCCAGTGGACAATAGGTTCTTCCATCTAATCGTCTGAAAAATAATCATGTTTGCTCTAAGTTCAATGCCTCAACATAAAGTTCTTTTAACATAGTCTTTAGTTTTGTGTTATCGATGCCAGAGTTTTCCAATGCATCAACATATTTGTTAATGATGGTTATAGTGTCCTCTGCTTCATCTATCTTATCATCTTCTACACCTTCTGTCAAGTCTAAGGCGTCTTCAATAATGGTAATATCGAGTGGATTCACCATGTATAGTTTGTTCATAAACTGGTCGAACAGGTATGGATTGGTTTTATTAACGGCAACCACTTTGACATAAGAACCGGCAAACTTAGTCAAGTCTTTTTCTAACACTTCTTGAATTGTTTCCACTTTATCATCATATACAATTCTGTGGAACATTACGTTTGGATTTTTTATGAAAGTAAGTTCTTTGCTGCTAAAGTCAAAGATGTGAAAGCCCCTGTCATCACCATAATCTTGCCAAGTAAGCTCATACGGGTTCCCGAGATAATATATGTCGTTAGCATTAGATTTATGATGATAATGCCCACTAAAAGTGTGTGAAAACTTTCTGAATAATTCACGATTCAATCCTTCTTCCGATGGCATGCCACGGTGCATGGCAAAACCTGCAATTTCAAAATGTCCCATGCATATCTCTGCATCGGTTTCCTTGATTGTTGTCATACTATGTTCATAGTTTTCTGGACAAATCCAAGGCATCATACAAACTTTATGAGTACCAACATAGATGTTTGCTGGATGGTCAATCACATTGATATTGACATACTCTTTCAATAATAAATCCACAGAATTAACATCATTGGTGTTCTTGAAATATGTATCGTGATTACCAGCCAACATATGCACTTGAATACCTTGGTAAGCCAACTTATCAAAGAACATTTCTTTTGTTCTTTTAAGTGAATAAAAGTTTACATACTTGCGTCTATCAAACGTGTCACCAAGAATAAGGACAGTATTAATACCGGCACTTGCGATAGCAGGAAAAAATGTCTCATTATAAAATTTTTCATAGTAATCCAAAAAGTGAACGGAGTCATTCCTGGCCCCAAAATGCTGATCCGTGATTATTGCTACTTTCATATTCACACATTACCCTATCTGTAAGTCTTGCAATTCTTTTGCGGTATTCAAACTTCAACAAACTCGCCTTGTTGCCTTCTGCATAAGGAGGATTCTTTCCTCTACTTGTATATTGTCCGGCAGTCAAGTCTATAATCTTGTTTTCTTTGTCCAAAGCCCACCAATGCCACACACCTTCATAATCTAATGCTTTATAGGTGTGCATTGCTTTATAACCAAAAATTTTATATAAAAAACCAGTAGCATTATGGCAATGACCAAATAATGGATTGGTGGAGTTTTTACCCCACCATTTCCTAGGTAACAAGTCATAGGTTAAGTTTTTAAGTATTAATCCAGAAATTATACCTAGGTTTTTTTCATTATAATCTAAAAGGTCCATGTTGTCAAGCGATTTCTTCTTTAGGATTCAAGAATGCCTTTTCTGCAAGCGTTAATGCCAAATCACCTTCAGGTTCTAAGAATGCTTCGATGCCTTTTGGCTTTTTGGCATTTTTCTTATCTGCCTTTTTCTTGGATTGTCCAAGTTCGTATCCTTCAATGAATTCTGCAATGTTTTCATACAATTCAAACTGCTTAGTGCCTCCTGAATCTAAATCCTGCATCTCATACTCATCTAGGATACCCATCTGAGCTGTAGACTTGTACTTGATATATGTTTGCTTCTTTTCTTTCTGGATGCGTCTAAGGAATGCAAAGTATATAATCTGTGTGAAGTATGCAAATGGATTGGAAGACTTAGTTGGATCAAAGTTTTCAAAATACATTAGACAGTTTTCGATACCATCAGAAATCATCTCATCTCTGTAGGAATAACTAATGAAGTTTGGTTTATGTGATAGACCTTCGGCAATTTTCATCCAGCATTCACCAATATAATTTGGTATTGGTTCTTTTGGATTCTTGGATTTACGTTCTTTGTATGCCAAAAGTTCCTGTAGGAAGGTTGCGTTGTTAATGTAATGTTTAGAGCTCATGCAAGTATACCAAAATAAGTGTTGACAAAAGGGCTTGACTAATGTTAGTCTCCCGGTGTTGACCATTGAAATTAATGAATTACCTTTTCTTCTGGATCCAATTCAATAAAGGCTTTCATCATAAGGTCTTTAACTTTTTCAGGTAAACTGGCGTCATCTTCGCCTTCTTCTTCAGCAAGTTGATCCACAGAGTTTTCATAGTATTCGGCGAATTCTTCTCTTGGTGTTGTCATAAAAACCACATCTTTTGATAAGATAACAACTTCGTTCTTTTCTACAAACTGAATTGGCAAATAAGGTGCAAGAGTGATATGAGAAACCTGTCCTCGATTTTGAATCTGAAATTCCATTGGATTTATAAACAGAAATTCTCCCGTTCTAAGTTCATCAATAACAGACACAACATCTGTTCCGTCCAAAAGTCTGATTACTTTGATGTTATTCATTTCTTTAGTCCTATCTTATAGGTTTTAAAAGGGAACTTCTCATCAGTATATATCTTCACTCTTTCAACGAAATGTTTCAATGTAAAATTCATATGTTTCTTATAACGTAAATCATCTGCAATATCATACAGAGTTGCCATTTCTTTTCCTTCATTCTGTCTCAATCCTCGTCCAATTGATTGGAGGTTTCTGACTCTACTTTTAGAAGGTGAAGCAAAAATGATATTATGCAAGTTACGAATATTAATGCCAGTGCTGAAAGTACCAAAAGAAGCGACCACAATAGCATCATTTTCCGTCTCCATAATTTTCCTAATACTCTCTCTATCGTCAGTTTCCGTTTTACCTGAAATGAAAAAAACCTTTCGTTCACCGATTTTCTCGGTGTTCTTAATCATATCATAGAGGATTTGTCCATGCTTGGCAACCATTTGATAAAGTATAAGTGTATTATTACCTAAACTAACCGCAAGATTCTTGATAAACTTATTCCGTTGTTCGTTCGCAATCAGGTATTGTATTTCTTCCTGATAATCTTTATCTTTCATTTCCAAGCAAATTTCATCTGGATGTTTCAGAATGAGACATTTTATCTCAAATTTTGACAGTTCATTCTTGTCAATCAACTCTTTTGTCGTTATAACGCGCTTGGTTGAACCGAACAGCCCTTCTAATACTAACTTGTGCGTCTTAGTGCCGTCGAGCGTTCCAGTGAGTCCTATTCGATACTTTGCGTTGGTACATGCAGTTAAAATGCTTGTAAGTGATTGTGCCTTGAATAAATGCGCTTCATCACCAATAACATAGTCAAATTGTTCAAAATATTCTTTAGGCATCTGATATAACGATTGCCATGTAGAAATGGTTACAGCTTTGTTGGTAACTTTATCTTTACCCTGATAAATTCTGTGGACGTGTTCGTGGTTTTCAAAATCTGTTTCCCCTGCATAATCACCAAAGTCAGAAAATAATTGTTCAACCAAAGAAGTTGTTGGAACAATAATCAATCCTTTTAATTTTTGATAGTCCATCAACTGTCGAACAATCAGATATATGATGAGTGATTTACCTGATGCTGTAGGAGATAACAATAAAGCTCTGCGAGTTTGCATTGCATGACAGAATGCATCCACCTGATGGTCTCTTATTTCAATTTTTTTACCCCTTGAAGAAAGTTGCAAGTTATCTGCAAACTTCTTGGCGTGATATACTGAGAAGTCATCTTCAATATCTAAATGTGCCGAATCTTGACTGTAACCAATCGTATAATCTCTAGACTCACAGAATTCTTGGAGGTATTTTATTAACCCAATGTATATTTGATTTGTTCTTAGGTCTAATAGGCGAATTTTGCCATCCCATATTCTATTACGGAACGCCGGTACAAACTGATAACCTGGAACAAAGAAGGTAAAGAACTCCGAAATTTCTTGTGAGATATGTTTCTCACATTTTAGTTTTAGATATACTTCATTTACTTTGGAGATATATACATGATTATTGTCCTCCAATGAATCTCTCCCATGCAATATATTCTCTTAGTTGCCATGTGCGTTGTTTTAATTCACCCATTATGGATTCAACAACTGACACCACTTCCTCATGATACATTTTTTTCTCAAGTAATTTGATTAAATCGTTATCTGATTCTAAGTAGGTGGGCATATCAGATTTAAGAGTGTACCCAAACTGTTCCCAACCATATTTTTCAAGTTCATCTTTGTCCATCTTTCCTGAGTAGTATTCATACTTAATTTTACGCATACGGGTATATTCAAAATGAATCCTTTTGGATGCAATTTTGTGTTTGGTGAGTATAGACAAATACTTGTTGTGTAGTTTGGGTATCTTTAGAAGTTCTTTGCCAGGTTCTGTCTGGTCTACTTCTGAGTCGGCTGTCCAGTATTCTAAAATTTGTTCAAGGTTTTCCATAATATAAAATAAAAAGTTAAGCTGGTGTTATTTCAAAATACTCGTATTGAAAGGTTGCAGTTGCTGTTACAATAGTGTCTGCACTTAATTGTGTATCGAATTTAATATCCGAAATTGAAAGTGGAAACATTCTATGGTAGTTCACCCTCAACAATGGATTATTTAAGGCGGACATAATAGTCAAAGTTGCGTCTGAATAGTAACTGTCACCAGTAGTATATTCATTCTGTAATCTGTTAAGCCTATTTCTTTCATCCATACTTTTTGGTGAACCGATTGCCAACAACCATTTATACAGTTCATTCCAAGATTGCAACTGTTCATCTACAATAAACGTCACATCGAACTCATTGTATGATAGTTTGTTTCCTGCGATAGGAACATCACGCAATGGTGTTGGAAATGTAGCTGAACCTAAAGATACACCAGGTAAATTTGCTTCTTGACAAAAATACTGAACCGTAGGTAATCTTTCAAACGCCAAGATAAACTTGGACGATTGTAACGGATTTGTATTCCCTGGTGTTCTTGTTAAAGCTGTCATTACTTAACTTTTTTGGTGTATTGACGTTTTTTCTTTTGTGCTGGTTTTGCAGGAGTTTCAACAACCGCTTCAACAACTGGTGTTTCAACAATTGGTGCAACAGGTACATTAGGTGTGGTTACTGCATCCAATGGATGCTCAAATTTGGATTCTTTTTTTGAGAAGAAAGATTTAATGAATTTAATCATGTTCATTTCCTTTATAGATTAACATACACCTATTTAGGCGCCAAAAAAAAGGGAACTCGAAAGTTCCCTTTTAAATACCTCTCTGTGGAGGTTCCCTGATTACATTAGGTTTTTAACTGCAAATAGACGGTAATACACATTTGCTTGTGAATTTAGTTTACCGTTGCCTTGTGTTAGACCTTCTGCGAATGGGTTTGCAACCATTCCGTAACGAGTCTTGAATCCAATTTTTGGTTGGAATGTGAACTGGTCAACTGCACGAACCATTTGTAGAGGAACGTATGGGCAGTAGAATAGACCAGCGTCATAAGGAGATGAACCCTTATAACCGATTGTAACCAATTCTTGGTTAGATGTGTAACCACCATAATATGGATCGATGTACACTTTGATACGACCGTGCAACATACCTGCAAAGGTGTTACCAGTGTCATCAACTTGTAGGTCAGCTTGCAAAGCAGGTGTGTAAGAAAGAACACCAGCCATTGCCATCGCAGAAGCAACGTCAGATGAAACAATCATCACGTTACCTTTACCACGACGAGTTTGTTTTGCAATCACGTTTGCATCACGTTCAACTTGGAAAATCAAGCCTTTGAAACGCTCAACAGACCAACGGCCGTTAGAGTCAGTGTCTAGGTCGAAATAACCAGCAGTAGTTGTACCGTATTGAGCACCAATTTTTGCTACGTTGTAGATGGTACGGATAACTTCACGGTTGATTTCAGCAAGAATCTCAGTAGAAAGAATGTTGCTCAATTCTGTTTCAGCATCCAAACCGTGGATAGCTTTCAAGTCTTGTGCAAGTTCTAGTGAGTATTCAGCTTTCAACGCACGGGATTGAGCAGTAACAGTAACTTTCTCGATAGAGAATGCCATTTGTTGGAATGCTGCACCTGCTTCTGAACCTAACAATTCTGCGTTAGCTGTTGGCATACCGATACCTGATGTGGTATTAGAAGAACCAGAAGCGTTAACTTGGAAGTTGTTTGCGGTGTCAGTTGCTGTTGTACCAGTGAAACCATATGGATTCAACGCAGAACCCATACCAGAGAACATGGTATTAGCTTCGTTGTAGAATGCTTCTGGGTTACCTGAACCTTGGCCTGTGTAACGAGCACGCATTGCGAAAATCAAACCTGTAGGACCAGTCATTGGTTGAACACCAGCAACGTCATACGCAATTAGATTAGGCAATGAACGGCGAACCAAGCTGATTAAGATTGGGTCAAAGTTAGAGACACCACCAGCTACGTTTGTAGGACCGTTGTCTGACAATGTTTCATTCAGAGCTTGGCGGTCTTGACGCATTGCTTGGTGTTGGTTTTCCAAAACAAGTGCAGTAACTGCTTTCTTGTATGGGTCTTTAATGGATTGTAGTTCTGGATGTTCCAAAACTGGAGCCCATTTTTGTTGTAGTTCTTCTGTCATATACATGAGGGTTTTCTCCTTAGTGTGAAATTGATTTTTTATTTATCACTTTAGTGATTTAGAAATACCGGCGACATATTGGTCGATTGAAGAATCAGTAGAACGCGGTGTCTTCTTTTCTTCTTCGATTAAAACTTCATCATCTAAAGCTGAATCCGTTGCAACTGTGTAGTCTTCTTTGAAATACGAAGATTTCAGAGTTTCCAACTTGGTTGCGAATTCATCTTCCGTAGTAAATTCCACACCCTCTGCGAGTGATTTTAATTTTTCTACTTGAGTTTGTGTCAAGCCTTCGCACGCTTCATAAACGGCTTCAACTTTCTTTTGTTCGTTTAACTGTTTAGTTAAAGCGATACCTTTAGTGATTTGTTCATTAAGAGCATCTTCAAGTTCTGCAACTTTTTCTGCCATTTCTGAAACAACATCAACTTTATCTTCTGGAATATCGATATAGTGTTCAGTGAATAGATTCTTTAGACCACTAATGAAGTCTTCTGCAATCTCGGAACGTAAGCCATTTTCGATAGCCAATTCATTTTGTTCCATCCACTCATTAACCATATAGTTCAAATATTCATCAACTTTACCTGCTAGTTCTTCTTTGATTTCTTCAACAGCAGATTCGAATTGTTCAACTAATTGTTTTTCAACATCTTCAGCAATAACTTCGATGCGAGACATAACTGCTGCTTCGAAAATTGTAGTTGCCTTTTGTTTGAATTCTTCTGAAAGGTTTTCACCTTCTAACAAAGCCTTAACATCGTCAGACATATCTAGATTCTCAGAATATGATTGGAAATGTGCGCCTGGATTAGCTTGCATTGTTTGTTTTGGTGGTTTACCAGCAATACGGTCACGAATGTCATCGTACTGATTAGCGACAGACTGTGTGGGTGCCATAACATCTGTGCGACCCATTGTTTGTTGTGGTTGGCCTTTTACTTTCATCAATCCTTGTGAACTAACTGGAGGAGTTGCACCTGGAGGGGTTGCTGATGGAGTACCTTTTAGGTAATCTGGCAATTCATCATCGATTTCATCAACTTGTTTGCCAACAATACCTGCATCATGTGAACCATAAGCAACAGATGCTGATAGTTTGCTATTACCAACTTTTTCAGGGTTGTGTAGTTCTCTTTGGCCACGCTTTGCCATAACATTAGCGTCTAAAGTTTCTTTAGCACCTTCTAGAATAGCAGTAGCGGCTTCTGACAGTTTAAATCTGGTTGTCATTTAAAAATCTCCTTGATTTTGATTATTTATTTATAGATTAAAGTTTTTTGACGAAGTTTTCAAATATGCGAAGACTTACTGCCTCGATTTCCGCTGAAGAAGCTTGTCTGATTTCTCTTACTGCTTCTGCGTGGTCTACTTCAGTCCAAACACCATTCACCAACATCCATTCTTTTCCTTCCATGATGCCTTGAACGAAAGCTCCAGGCGCTGAAGGGTCTGCTACAATATCCGCCGCTGTGGCCAGATAAAAATCGGGTTGAACAACATTAACACCGTTAACATTTTTCAATGAACCCATGCCTCTTGAAGAAACACCTAATGAAGCACCACCTTCAATCAATTGGCGAGCAATATTGCCCATAGGAGTTTCTAATATTTTTGCTTTACCAATCCATTGAGTACCGTCTTCACGCAAACCAACAATCATGTGTGATACACGGTCTAAATTAATTGTAGGTGAATCTGGATGTCCTAATTCACCAAATGCACGATTTTTATTGATGTACTCAGTAGTATAACGATACACTTCCTTTTTCATTGTGTTATATTCGTACAAACGTCCATTCTTGTTTTTCTTTTCAGCAACAAGAAATGGACCTTCGATATACAGTTCCTTTTTACCGTCGGAACCTTCGGTAATGTAGTTAACTGTTTCTTGGATTTCTTTAATTAATTTCATATTAACCTAATCCGTTTCCGTTACCTGGTGTTACACCGTATGGTTTGTAGTTGAATGCTGCAGGATCTTTGAATTGACCGCGTGAGTAGTATTCATTGTGTTTGCGTAATTCTAATATAACTGTATATGAATTATTTGCAATCATACCGCGAGTAGTAATTCCAATGTCACCTGTTGAACCAGTTGTACCTTGTGTTACATTTGGTATTGTAATCCAATTTCCATTGCCATCATACTCAGCAACACCACTCAGAATAGCGATGGTTTGAGGTGTTGTTGCATTCCAGTACAATTCAACGTCAGCTGCATTAGAATTGGTACAATCAAACCACATACGGTAAATTGATGTTCCGTAATATGATAGTGGAGTATTTGCTATGTAACCTGCTGCGTTAACAACGGGAAAACCATTGGTTGCCAATGCTCCAGCAAGTGTGTTCGCCGCAATTCTGGAAACATTAGATTCTTGGCCGCTGGCGCCGTCAAACTTGCCAGTCAACTTAATGATAGCATGTTGTGAATCGTCTTTTAAGACTTGATATGTAAAAACATTTGCCATTTTTTATCCCAATTTTAGTATCTGTCGCCGCTGCTGTGTGTGCGTCCAGTTTTTGTTTCTTTTGTTTTACCACCAGAAGAAGACTTTGCAAAATCAGAAGGACCTTTGCTTTTCATCGTAAAAGCATTAGGTTTCTTTGGTCTTTCTTCATGCTTCTCTGCGTTTTCACCTTTTTCTTCATCAGATTCTTCATTCTTCAACTTAGCCATTTTTTTGATTTCTTTATCAATCAAAACTTTATCTTCAGCTTCATCGGGATGCTTAGCTGATTCTTGTTTAATTAAGTTGCCAGCAATTTCTTGTTTCTTTGCTTCAATAGCAGCAGTCACTCTATCGTGAATAGAAGCGTAAAGTTGGTTACGGAATTCGACACCATTGCTGTCCATTGCGTAATCGATTAAATTTCTTGTTGAGTCCATTTTTATCTCCTATTAACTAAGTGTTCTTTGACTACTTCTAAAATTGGTTTAAAGTCTTCTTTCATTGGATTTTTCTCTTTTGCCTGATTAACCTGTTTATCTAGGTTAGCCTGGTGAGTATTCTTCTCCATATCTAGTTGTCCTAACATTTGTTGTTGTGCAACATCTGTGGTAACTCCAACCGGCAATCCAAATCCTGCATCTCTTTCTTTTTCCATTTCGCCTTGCATGACTTTGATTTCATCGTCATCCAATCGCAATACGTTTCTTTGAATCCATGCTTGAGAGAAATATCTACCAGTATATGGATCAACTTCACCCAACAAAGACAATCGTTCTTTCATCAACTCAGCTTCTTTAAGCTCAGTGAAATTATTATCCTTAATAAAATCGTAATGAATGTGTTCTCTGAATACTTTCCATTCATCATCAGTACAAATACCTTTAAGTACACATTGTACTCTTAAACATTGGTCGAACAGGTCGGAGAATCTAGTTCTCATGCGTCCAACAAATTTAGCAAACTTCAACTCATCACGGGTAATCTCACCTACACGACCTAAAGAGAACCCAGACTGATTAGGATCTAACCTGGACACAGGAACATTCAATGACTTATATAGTTTCTTTTCAAAATACTTAACGTCTTCCAGTTCACCTAGGTTAGTACCTGCTGGAAGTGTAGTAATCTCTGTGCCTTTACCACCTTCTCTACGAGGCAACCAAAAGTCTTCCATCATGGATAAGAATTTACGGTCATCACGAATTTCACCTGTATTGGCATCATACACCAACTTGTTCTTGTACTTAACCATAATGTCTCGCAGATATTGTTCCGCTTTCAACTTAGGTAAATTACCCACATCTATATAGAAAATACGGCGTTCAGGTGCTCTAGAGATACGATAGATAACTGTCGCATCTTCAATCATACGCAACTGATTTAACGGTTTAATTGCTTTGTGTAAATATGATAAGACAACAGCCCTACGAGAATCCATAAGACCAGACACCACAGAAACCACTGAATCTGTAGTAATTCTTGTACCAACTGGGCCATAGTTTGTAGAACTCCCTGTAGTTACTTTATCATTGTAAATGTAATATTCATTCACAACATTCATAACATCTACACCGGTACGCTCATCTTTTTGTTTTTTGACTTCACGAATCTTACGCATTTTTCGTGGGTCAATATATCTTAATTCTCTAATACCTTTTGTTGGTTCTTCACGGTCAACAATGATATGATAAAAGAGTTTTCCGTCAATGTAGTATCTACGGAATATGTCTTGTGCCATTTTGTTGTAATTCAACATACGCAAAATGGTACCAAATTCGTCTTTGATAGCCTTCTTAATTTTATCAGGTTGTTCTAGGTCATCTAAGATAATCTGAATGTTTTTGCCATCATCATCTTGACAAATAGCTTCATTAACAATGTCATCAATAGCAGATTCAATTTCTGGCTGCATTGCCATTTCACGATAACGAGATATTAATTCAACCTCATTTTTTGCAGTTCCATCCAAATCAACATATGTACCATAATATGCGGCAGAAGTAATCGTTAATGCACCATCATCATTACTCGGAGGTGAGAATGATTGTTGAGAATCTTGTTTAGCTTCATTCTCTTGTCGAGAAATCGAAAAGCCAAAAAGTGAAAATTTATTTGCCATTTATTTTAAGTCCGTTCAAAAAATCATTAAAAAGAGGACCGAAGCCCTCTTTATATAGTAGACTAAATTAGGTTGTTAATCCTGTAACTGATCCGTTTGTTCCGGTAGTCCAGTATTGGTAAGCAAATGTGACTGAAAATTCTTCGATAGAATCGTTAGAACCCCAATCCAAATCAATCGGTGACAAATCAACTGGAAACATACCAACAAAATTATAACCTTTCAATGCACCATTTGCTGCGTTTGCAGTATTTGGGCCAACTTTTCCGTATTGGAAAACCTGTGCATCTGTTGTATAGTTTTGTCCTGTTGCAGAGATAGAAACACCTGGATTTCCTCTGATGTTTGTTTCATTGCTGTTGATTGAATCCATCCATTTTTCAAAAGCATTACGGATCATAAAATCTTCATCGTTAATGATGGTGATTGTCCAGTCCGCGAATGTTCTGTTTCCAGCAAACTTCATTTCACGACCAAAGTAATATATAGGCACTGTACCAATTGTTGATCCAGGTAACTGTGCAGACTTTGCCATGAAAGATAGTTTGTTTCCTGTAATTCCAGGAATGTTAGACATAACAACCTGGAATAAATTAGGACGAGCTCCATCTCCTGTTAATCTTTGCGTAAAATCGCTAATTTGAAAAGCCATTTTTTTCTCCTATTCGTTGGTTTATTTATTACGCTGTGGTGTTAGTAATTGTTGTAAAATTAACACCGGTACCAACCGCAACAAAATTCAACTGGATAAAGTTAATAGAACGAGCAGGTTGAATGTAAATATCACCAACAAACTGGTTATTATTAACAACAGATGGTGTGTTATTTGTAGAATCACATACAACTTGGAATGCACTGATACCTCTTTGCGCTTGTACAGAACGAAGATATGGAGTTACCAATGAAACAAATTGTGCTTGTGTAAACGCATCGTTGAATTCGAATAGAGAGTATTTAGCTGCTCTTGAGATTGCTTGTTCTAGAACAATAAACAATCTACGAACATTGATACGGTCAAACGCAGAAGGTTGAGTTTGCATGGTTTTGTCACCAAACAATACTGTACCTGAACCAGGGAATGAAACAACTGGATTAACTGCAACTTGATACAATGCATCACGACTTGTTTGTGTTGGATTCCATGCTAATTTGATAACATTTTTGATTACACCGCGTGAGTAACCAGCAGGTGAATACCATGGACTTGTTGTTGCATCTGTGTTAACACACAAACCTGCAATGTCTCCATTCAATGGAACCCAAACATACTTGTTATTATAACGGTCAAACAAATATTTCCAACCAGAATCTGCAAATGCATATGATCCTGCTGGTCCACCGGATAGTGAAGAAAGGCCTGACATCCAAGAAAGAACAGAAGATTGTTCACTACCTGAATTGTTAATAACTGCTGCTTGTGGTGGAGAAACAAACGCCACACAATCTTTACGAGTTGCTGCTAAGTTAATAGCTGAAGTTTGAACCGCGGTATTTGTGTATGGACCTGTAACTAGTAATGAAATTGATGTTTGTGCAGTATCTGTAAAATAAGCCATTGCAGTAGTTACATCACCATCAGTAACTGATGTATCGGTACCACCAGTCAATGGTGTATTTACTATTCCAACAGTCGCAAAATTTGTATTTGCAGCAGGTTGTCCCCATGTTCCATTTGTTGAAACATAATTTACAGGATCAACTGCATAAACATATTTTGAGTTATTGAAAATTGCATTCTTGTAATAGTTTGATTGTCCTAATGAATCAAGAGAATCAACTGCTTTAGATAAGTAAGAATAAGTTTCTAGAACTGTACCTTTTGTTCCAGAGAATAAACCACCAGTATCCACAACTGCAACGTGAATTTGGTCATTTGCACCACCAATTTGTGATGTATTATATCCTGTGGTTGGTAGTCCGTTAAAATAACCTGCAAGTGCAACATTTGCATAGTTTGTGCCTGCAACATTATATAATGCAATATTCCATGCAGCAAATTGTGCCGCAGAAGCACCAGCGTCAATTACTGAAACTGTCAATGAATTACCAAGAGCTCCTGGATATCTTCCCATAAATGGACCATAAGAATTTCCGTTTGGACCATTCAATAGAGTATATTGGAATACATCTTTGTTGATGATTTGAGTTGGTGTTCCTGCGCCAACTGAATTGTAAGTGGTTGAATTCACTGCACGAACAATTTGAAGATTATTGCCATAAGCCAAGAAAGATGCCGCAGACCAGAAAGAGGTAGCAGTATTTGAATCTGGTTGACCAAAAATGTTAACAAGCGTTTTTTCACTGTCAACTGATGTAATTGTTTTTCCTGGTCCCCATTTAAAGGCTCCAGCATACGCACCGGCTGTAGTCAGAACTGAAGGAACAACTGTCGTTAAGTTGGTTTCGGTTGTAATTACGCCTGGAGATAATTGAGCTATTTGCGCCATTTGTTTCTTCTCCTTGATTTTATTCTGTTAGTTGGCAGTCTATACCAATGAATTATTTATGAAACATTATTTTTACATATTCCTAAGTAGGTCTCGAATGAAAGAACCATAAGTGTCTCCTCCAATACTCGAATCCCATAAATCACCACCAACCAATTCAAGTTCCATTTGGCGGCCATCATCCATTATCATTTCAGGTAGACCCTCATCGTCAACCTGATTCATTCTTTCTAACTGGATCTGTTTTCGAATGTCATGGCTTACAATTTCTTTGAAGTAGGTTTGTGTAGTTAACCATGCAAAAATTACCAAAGACATAACTAAGTCATCATTTGAACCTTCTTCTGCTGCAAAGGAGTTTTTCTCTGCAACAAAAGTAGTCATTTCTGAAATGGTATCAAAATCATTGATTAAAAGTTTATCACCCTCAACCAACATTTTAAGATTTGAGCAACCAATTCGTTTGACCTGTGGTGACATTTTCAGACCTAACTGAATGCCTCTTGCAAAACCTGCCGATAGTTGTTGTGGTTTCTTGTTACCTGTAAACACTTTCCAGAGATTTTCGTATTCCAAATCGTTGTGTAAAGTTTCTGCCACTTGTGGTGTATTATTGATTTCAACAAGAACATATGCATCATTGTACAATTTTGCTGTATTATAGATTATAGTTGGAAACAACACCGGTGATATAGATGAACTGTGGTATGTTGCAACCTGTTTGTATGGAGTATGTGAAATGTCCATAACATTAAATGCCGAACAGTCCATGTTTCTACCTTCAGAAACGTCAACTGTTATGGCATACAAATGGTCTTTTTGATTGTCTCCGTCAGACTCTTTGATGGGTTGTTCGTAGATTTTAACCTTATCATGTTCATAAATGGCATCCATATATGCCAATTGTTGAAGTTTTTCACCTGAGATAAGAGTATTGGTGGAACCCAAAAACTCACATTCAAACTCTTGCCTGAACTGTTCAAGTGAGGTGTTTTTAATGGTTTCTTCTTTCCACTTCTCATCACGACCTGGTACCATAGACCAGTGAATAGAGAAAGTCTTGTATCCATTTTTCTTGGCAATTGCATCCATCCACAATTTGTAGAATAGATTCATACCATTTGGTGTAGATACAATGATAATCTTGGTAGATTTACCAGAAGAAATAACAGGATAAACTGAGTTAAAGAATTCGTTTGCGATATTTGCAGGAACGAAAGCAAATTCATCTAAGAATACTACATTGAAAGAACCTCCACGAACTGCGGATGATGAGGTAGATGCGGCAATAATTTTAGAACCATTTTCCAATTCAACATTACCTTTGTTCCAAGTAATGATACCTTGCTGCAACCACATTGGAAGGTTCTCATAGGCCAACTGATACTTAGCCAAAATGTCTCTTGCAAGTGATCCTTTGTTTGCCAGGACTGCAATGTTCTGTGAATCTGTGAACAGTGTCAACCAAAGAAGATATGCTACCGAGGTTGTTGTCTTACCAACCTGACGAGGACATTTTGTGATAGCAAAACGATTCTCATGGTATAATCTAATCATTTCACGTTGAAAATCCCACATCTTAAATGGCATTAGACCTTGGTCCACGTTAACAATCTTGATGTAAGTTTCTGCAAAGTATACTGGATCCTTTGCACACTTCATGTATTCTTCTACTTGTTCTTTAGAGAACTTGATTTGTACTCCTGCTTTTTTCAGCAGAGGATTATCGCGGTACGAATCTTTATTAATCATTCTTGCCCTTAATTAACTTGTTGAGTTCGGAAGTTGAACCAACAAATATAGCATTATCTATATGTGTTGAACCTGATGCCTGACTTTGTTTATTCATTTCTCGCATCTGTTTTTGTACTGCAAGAAGTTCTTTGTTTGCATCAACAACATTTTTAAGTAGAGTTCCGTATACTTCAAATGCTCTTGGATGTTGACCTGCTTTAGCAATTTGTAGAATTTCTTCCATCGCATCTTTACCTTGGTCAATCAAATCTTGAAGATTGGTCTTAGTCTGCTCATAAGCATCCGTCAAATCTTCTTCTAAATTTGAATCGATTGTTGAGACTGATGAAATCGGTGTTTCTTTTTTCACAACAACTGGTGTTTCTGGTTTTGGTGCAACATCAAAGATTTGCTCCATGTTTTTTTCAAATGTGTTCATAATGTTCTTTCTTTATGCTGGCCATGAAATTGTACTTGATCCACCAGTAAACGTATAGATGTTAAAACCAGGTCTTGAAGATTGGTCTAAGCTATAAGACATACCACCAGTAGATAAAAGACCACAAATAGATGGATAAGCTAAAATAATAATACCATTATTTCCACCTTGAACTCTAGGTGGGTTATTTGATGTAGCACCATTTCCTCCACCGCCCCAAGTTGCGTTCCAGGGCCCGGTGGTCGCATTTGTACCTGTACTGCAACCACCTCTACAATATTCAACAGATGTTCCAGTAATACTACTAGTAATACCTGGACCATATGCTGCTGGCGAAGAATTTATAGTTCCACCATGTCCGATACCTCCAGCGCCACCACCTCCACCACCTTTAGTTGTTGAACCACTACTACCATAACCTGTAGCTGTATAATAAGAATAACTAACTTGAGTTGAAGCTCCTGCAGCACCACCAAAAAGGCTATTAGTCCCCGCGCCTGAACCACCATTTAAACCTGCACCGGAAGTTCCTGCACCTCCACCGTAAGCTACCATACTTGCAAGAGTTGAATTTCCACCAGATACGCCTCCGGCAGTAGAAGCCGCGCGAATATAAGGATCTGCTGGTGTAGACGATCCTGTTCCACCACCATTATTACCTCCACCACCCACTGCAATGGAAATTGGACTACCCAATAAAGTTAAAAAATTTGTTGTACCTAAAATTAATCCTCCAGCTCCGCCATATGCGGAGTTGCCGCCTGAACCAGTATTGCGAGAACCTCCTCCTCCTCCAGCCACAAGAAATTCTATCATAGAATCCTGTGCAATATTATAAAAATTTGGTGTGTACATAAATCCACTTCCAATTGTAATTCCTGGTCCAATTATCATGATTAATTTTTAGAATGTTATTGAATAGGTGCCGACTGTTTTCCAAACATAAATACGATATTGACTATCTGTTATGATTGTTGGAGAACCTGTTGTTGTTGCTATCGGTCTATCTATAGGAGCACGAACAATCACTACACCTGTTCCTCCTACTCCACCTGTATTATTTGTTGGGAATCCACCTGCACCACCGCCACCACCAGTATTTGTTCCACCAGCACCGGCAGTAGTTCCACTACCACTTGCACCTGAACCTCCACCACCGTTACCTCCTGCGGCACTGGTCGATAAACCATAACCTCCGCCGCCACCACCGCCTGCAAAATAAACGTTGCCGCCTATTACTTGTCCTACAGATAAAGTTGTCGCTTGAGTTGTTGTTATTATTGTAGAAATTGCTCCAATACCACCTGCACCAGCAGAACCATTGATAGCTGTTGCGCCTGCTGCACCACCGCCACCACCACCAGCACCACTAGCTNTACCTGAACCATCGTTTGGATTACCTGCACCGCCAGCGAAACCTTGAGCTGGAACAGTTACAGGTGAAGAACTACCTATTGATCCACCTCTACCTGCAATTGTTCTACCTTGTCCACCACCTGAGCCACCGTCAGCTGCATTTGCTGCAACCGCTTCACCACCATTACCTAAACCTCCGCCAGTGGATGTTGTAGTATTGAAAACTGAATCTGAACCTTTTGTTCCGCTGCCACCGGTAGTTCCTCCTGTTCCGCCTGTACCAACTGTAACTGTGTAAGGTACTCCTGAAACAGCTGTAAAACCTGTGACTGTTCTAAAACCACCGGCACCACCACCGCCACCAATATAACCTCCACCACCGCCGCCGCCACCTACAACTAGGTAATCTATCAATGGAATAAAACTTATATAACTAGTTATTCCACCTTCAAAAGTTATTCCTGATCCAATTATCATAAATTTTCCTCAATCACTGTTGTATATGTATAATTTGAATTTGCGTTTGCGGTTGTTGGATTTGGTGTAATTGTTATTTTTGCATAATCTTTCTCAACAATATTATATGAATTGAACACCCATTTTGCATTCGATGTTTGTCCAATCAATGGTGAACTATTGGATACAAAATTACCTGTAATGTTTGTCAATGTCAATTGATTGTTTGCAGGTAACCACTTCACGACTTTACCNGATGCTGTTGACAACGATGGATTTGTACCTTGGTACACCATTTCTTTAATTTTGTAATCACCATTGCCATCAGCATTAACATTGAAAACAATATCTTGGTCATCTGGAATGTTGTTGAGTATATTTGTAATGGATGTTTTTATCAAACCAGCAGTTGAGGTTGCACCAAATATGAAGCCTTTAACAGTGAAATTCAATGTCCAAATAACAGCTCTAGTGTCTGATGTAAAATCACCTTCATAAGTTACTTCATATTTTGTGTCTTTCAATATAACCGGCACTTCTTTGACTATTCCCATTTCAGGAATCATATTGACTTTAATAGTATAATCTGGTGCAAAGTAAGGTAAAATATGTTCTATGATTTGGTTACCATCTTCAATATTTCTCACATACAAGTACAAAGAAAAATCAAAATTGTATGGAACGGGTACATATTGAGAAGATGTTGTATTTCCATTTTGATTAAAATGTTTGATATTTGTCATCTGTTTTCTAGATGAATCATATTCCAAACCAGTCATCTCATATGATAATCTGGGCAAAGTCATCATAATCTTTTTGTCAAGGTTTGGGTCACCTTGTATACGCATCACATAAAGTTCTTTGGTTGCATAATCAATCGGAACAATGAAACGCTCTTGTTCTGTGTCATCAGGATTATAACGAACTAATGTTATATTATTAAACAAGTCACCAAAAGCAACTGTTATTTTCCTTATCATCTTATTGTAAAAGATACTAGCCATTATAATCCTCCAATTGGATTAGTTTCTGTAGTATTAACATATGTGCCAGAATCTGTTTCAATTAACTTATTCGCATATGGTTCTAAGTGACTAGGATTTTCTAATGGATCGATTGCCACGCCGGTGAAGTAGTAATAGGCTCTACTTGTTTCACCATAAACCGGATATTCACTATCTGTTATAAATTCTCCAAAAATATTAGTAACTGATAGTATACCAGTTGTTTCCGCCCAAGAAGTGATTGTGGCCCTTGCGTGAGCATTTGCAAGTGTATTATCCACAGACTGATATACTTGTTCTTTAATGATGTATGTTCCTAAACCTAAATTTTGATTTAAAGGTAAATGCAATGTGTATAAAGAATCTGTACCGGAAATGTCAATATCTGGCATACCGGTAGCAATAACTTCTTGTGAGTATTTGAATTTTTCCATTTCCAATTCATAGTAATATGGATTCTTTCTACCTAACGTGAAACCGTCTTTGTTTTGGTCAACATATTTAATTTCATACAATTCACCACCACCGTTTAAGAATGGAACATACACTAAATCACCCTCAATTGGTCTCATGTATGTTGTCTGTGGTGTCCTTTGATAAAAAGCTTTGCGTGAAACGAGAACATGGACTTGATTACGAATCTCTAAACCAAATTTAGAAAAGAAATCTTTTTGACCCTCATGTCCCATAACACTAGATAGATACATTTCAACAGGAAAAGCCGTAGTAAACTTCTTTACAGGATCTTCACCGTACAACAAATCTCTGGCGATTGCATTGTTATTTGGGATATAAAATGCATCAAACCCCTGAATCTTGATTGATTCGGAAATCAAATCATCAACGAGCCTTTGTTCGTTGTATTTGGCATTGTAGTTGTTGAAATATTTACTGGTTGCAATTTTAGGTTCCTACCTTTCTACATTTATAACCTTTGTAGGATAATGATTTTTTTGCTGCACTTGACATCATACCGCGATTCAAATTATTTTTCCTGCAATATTCTGCCATGTTATGTATAGTCTCTTTTGTGCCGTTAGGTGTTGTTATTTCCCAATCTCTAGCAATTGAGTTTGTAACTTTTTTTAAATAATCTTCTGTAAATCTATTGTTTAATTTTTCAATGTGGTCTTGTGTTCTGTTTACTTTTCTACCCTTTAATTTTAGACTATGTTCTGGTCTTTTTTTACCATAAAAAGTATGATTTTCACCTTTTCTATTCATGTTTGCTTTTAATGCACCCAATCTACATAATTCTTTAACTCTTTCTTCTTTACTCATTATTCCAGCAAGACCTTTCCAAGCCAATTCATCTTCTTTTCTACCAAATTGCTCAAAAAGAATGCGGTGAGCTTCTGAATGTTCTTCAACAGTCAGTTTTATTAAATTGGATGGATCGTCTGTTCCACCCATATGTTTAGGAATAATATGGTGTATATGTTTCATATTAGTTCATCATGAATTCCAAAGGACCACCATAATTCGTTTCCATTTCTTTTTCTAATTGTTTAATTTCTTCAACAGCAGAATCAAAAATTTCTTTGCCATTTAACGTGACACCGCCAGGTAACTGAATACCTCCAAATTTGGACATATTTTCTCCCCAATTTTTCTTAATTAGAGCCGTCGCATAAAGTTTTAAAAAACGGTCTTGCCACATATTGGGATATGCATCAGGATTAATAGCGCCGTAAGCTTCAGCAACAACAACTGTTCCTGCAGGAGCTTCCTGGTCACCCCAAGCCCAGTCAATATGTAGTCTTTGTGTTATCCTATTCCAACGAATAGGAACAGACCCAGTAAACATCAATTCAATGTCACGAAGATGTTGTTGAGTCAATACAAAATTCACATAGGATGCTGATGTGAAGTCATACAACTCATTTAGACGGAGTTGGTATCTCAAGTCGAACATGTTCACATTTGCTTGTGAATCCGATACTGGAAATATACGAGAAATACCAATAATCTGTATTGTATTATTGCTCTCATCCCTAACACCTGTTGCATCCAAATATCTTTTTGTAATATCATCTTGTGTTACTGAATGAATCCAATAGAATTTTTGAGTACCATCGAAGTGATAGTCTTGCCAATATTGAATTGCATCATCAAGCCTGTCTTCAACTTGGTCATCATCCATGTTAATGTCTACAACAGGTGCACCTAACCTACGAAGGCAGTAATCTTTGAATTCTTGTCTATTATTAATTGTTGGCATGAGAAACTCCTATTATCTTCTATTTATCCAACATAAAATATACCATCAAGCTACAAAGTTACCTGCATTTGTAACTAAACGGCGAACAGTGTAATAACTTCCTGCTTTAGGTGTGATTGTACCAGCAGATTGTGTTACGTTTAACCTAAAGTTACAAGCAGCATTGGTTAATAATTTAATTTTAAATTTAGCTAAATGATATACAGCTGTAGTTTTTGAACCTGAAATCGAAAAAGCAGCTGTTGTTGCTGTTTGTTGTGTAGCTTCAAAGACTAGTAAACCAGCAGTAATTGTAGTTGTTGTAAAACCTGTATCTGGAGTTGATTCGTAATAACCATGAAACAAGGTTGCCGCCGAACTTACAGTAGGTGCCCACGTTAATGTTCCCGCTGTTGTTTTAAGAAAATAACAAAAACACTCAATATCGTAATAAGAAGAAGCTAATAAGTTTACTGCACTGGTTGCACCAAAATAGTTACCTATAGTTGCACCAAAAGCTGTAACGTCGGCCGACAAAACAAATTGTTGATAAGCACCAACTGCACCTCTACCGGATGTAGATTCTGGAGTAACATACATGTTAGTGCCGTCATATTCCATTGCACCGGCTGTTTGTGTTGTAAGACTTGAACCGGATGTAAATGTTAATGGAGCAATCGATGTGGTTCCGCCTGGTATTGTAATACTATTGGCAGTTAATTTACCATCAGTTGAGGCTGTTCCATATATTCTTGTACCTGTTTGTAATTTTGCCATTTTATCCTCGTTATACTATGGTTGTAACTTCATCAATAAATCCATAAGTCTGTGTTAAAGCTTTTGGATAATTATTGAATGGTGTTAAGAATGAAGAATTAGCTGATGCTACGTTTGTGATAACAACATTATTAATACTAGAGTCTGAAAACATACTGGAGTTGTTTCCAGTATTTAATAACATACTTGTCTGTTGTTCGGTGATAGCGGAAATATTTGTACCTGAATTTTGTTTAGTATTCAATGGAGCTGTTGGAACTGTAAAATTTCCTGTATATACTGCTACACCTTTTACTACGCGAATATTAGAAATATTTCCTACAAACGGATTACCACCTGNTGAAGTGCCAAAATAAACTGTTGCTGATGCGCCGGCGTTATAGGTGTCATTGGTTGCCTGTGAAACAATAACACCATTGCGATACATGCTTGTTATGTTACCTAACTTACAAATGGCAATATGCGACCAAGTATTTGATGGTAAAGTTACTCCAGAAGCGTATAGTGAACTACCTGTACCAATTGTTGAATTATAATATCTAAGTTGATTTAGGTAATATTGAAATGTTACATTACCTGTATTAATATCCCAAAAATAAAAATTACCAGTTGTCCATGTNGANGCTGTTGGNTATGCCCAAAGTTCAATTGTAAANTTACCTGTACCAAAATTGAATCCTGCCATATTTGGTGTGTTCAATAAGAAACTGGTTTGAGTTCCTGTAACCGCAGAGATATTACTACTTGGTGTGCCAGGATTTTGTGTTATACTTAATGGTGTAGTTGGTGGAGTAAAGTTACCTGTATATACTGCTACACCGTTTGCAACTCTAACATTAGTAATATAACCGGGAAAATAACCTCCGTTAGAAGAATTGTATCCCACTACAATACCATTTTGATTCCAACTAACAGTTCCGGGATTACCTCCACTTTGTGTTAAGGTGCCAGACACTCCATTCACAAACATTCTCATCGTACCATTCTGTCGTGTCACCGCTACATGATACCATGTGCTTATTGTAGGTACAAATGGAATTGTTATCTGGTTTGTTTGAAATCCGTCACTGAATACCAATCTACCAACAGGATTATCTGCAAGATAAAGTTCAAAGTTATTTGTGTTTCTTGTTCCAAACGGATCACTTTGACATATTCCTGCAAAAGCTGCTGNTGTAGTNGTCAAATATATCCATGCTTCNACNGTAAAATCATTTAAATTGAATGCATATACAGGATTTGCCGGCGCACTAATATATTGGTTGGTTCCGTTGAAACTCAGAGATTTTGGAAGCGAATATGCATTGGTGAAAGGTGATAGTGTCGAAGCGGTAACTGAATTGCCGTTTGTGATGGTAACACTTGTATTACTTAAATCACTAGCAACAACATTTGGAATATTTAGAGACTGAGTGGTGCCATTAAATGATACAGAACCATAAGCGCCAGCATTAGTACCTAAATTTGATATTCTTCTTACAGGAATTTGTTTATTAACTGGAGGAACTGAAACCGGCGAAATAGGACTGGATACTGGTGTTCCAAACACGGTTGTTGAATAACCTGTATTTCCTGTATTGAAGGTGAAACTATTTGAAGAAATAACTTGTGGATAATAAGGTGTGTTCAACAATATATCCGTCTGAGTGCCTGTTATTGCAGCTGTATTTGTGCTAGTTATTTGAGTTGCAGTTAGTGGCTTAGAAGAAGGAGTGAAATTTCCTGTATATACAGCCACACCTTTAACAACTCTAAAATTTGAAATGTAACCATTGAAATAATTTACTCCACCTGTTGTATCCCAACGGCGACCCAACAAGAATCCATTTGTTCCTGTTGTGAGAGCATAACTAGATATGATACCACCTGCAACATTTGCTCCATTTACATATAATGTGGTACTTGTTCCATTAAATACAGCAGCCATATGTATCCAAGTGTTTACTGCAGCTGGAGTAGGAGAAATTATCATTTGCCATGTGCCAGGAAAATAACCAAAATACGGATATGCTCCACCTGTATCTGGAGTTGATGCACCGGCAGATGCCGTAAAACCTAATCCCATAAATGGATTCGATCCTGAATCACCGAATGATATTGCACACACTGGACCAAACGAAGATGGATTAACCCAAGCTTCAATTGTAAATGGTGTGGTTGTTGTCGGTAGTAAAAAAGAACTAGCTAACTTATAATACGAAGAAACACCTTCAAAATATACACTACCAGTTGTCGAAACAAAAGGATTAAAAGCATTTGCTGTTACTGAACCTGTATTTGTTATTGTGGCAGGAGTAGTATTACTATCAGTTAAGAACAAAGAACTTGCTCTTGTATTCAATAACAGAACTGTGTTTGGTACTAAAATTGGTGCAGTAGTTGGTACAGAAAAATTACTGGTGTAAAGTGCGGTGCCGTTTACCACGCGGACATTTGAAATATATCCAGGAAAAAACCTAGTACCACTACTACCATCACTAACATATCCTATGTTTAAAAGATTTGATGGCGCAGTAAAATTATATGCGGAAGCAGTAGCAATAGATCCAACTATGATTCCATTTTTAAATAGATATAAGTTAGCCCCACTGCGAACCATGGCCACATGAGTCCAAGTATTCAATACGATACCGCCGCCGGCACCGCATGTCACATTGTCAGTCCAGGTTCCTGATGCATTTGAAGTTATTCTGTATCTGTCTGTGCCTTCACCAAAATTCAACATCCAACCGGTCTGTGCTCCGTTGGTAGTTCCTATCGCAGAACCATATATGCTGCCGGAATATGATGTCATGAAAATCCACGCTTCTATCGTGAAATTCACTCCTGATCCGAAAGCATAAGCAGTGCTAGATGGTGCAGACAGATATTGTGATGAACCATTCAAACCAACCGAACCTGGATAATTGGTTGTGCCATCCCTCAACGGATAATAATTTGTTGAAACTGCACTTGATGTTGGTAATGTTGTGACAGATGTTCTTGAAGATGTATCTGGATAAAAAGCACCGCCAGTTCCATAAGGTGTAGGCAATAACATTATATTCTGATTATCAAAAGGATTTGCTGTGTTACTTGAAGTACCTGTTGCTGATATTGTTGCTGGTGTTGTATTAGCGTCTACAAGATAATTTGATCCTTGATTAAAATTCAATAAGAGACCATAATACCCGGTTGGCATCGTAAGTGGGCCAGTTGGTGGAGTAAAGTTACTTGTGTATACAGCTAAACCTTGAACAATTCTAAAATTTGAATAATAAGCTGGACGAGTTCCGCTACCAGTTCCGCTCTGCGAACTACCTATACCAAATGTTTGGCCACCGTTAACTGTATAACTGAATTGTCCTGTGGATTGTAAAACTCCATTTAAGAAAAAACTAAATTGATTTACACCTGTTCCTTGTGAAACAAAAGCTAAATGATTCCATCTTCGCGGCAAAGGTTTTGCACCTGTGTTGGAGAATCCGCCACCACTTTGTTTAATAAAATCTCCAGTTTCATAGATAATTGGACCTGAAGCGTTGCCACCAGCTCCAAAATCTGCAGCAAAATATACATTGGAACCTGCTACAGGATAAGTAGCTACGTCCAAATATACCCAAAATTCTACTGTAAATATATTTTTCCAAACAGTTGATGTAGCTGTACAATTGAATATTCCAGCACCACTTGGCATATAAACACTACCAACAGCATTGCTTAATCCACTTTTTATTGGAACAGGCAACATCTGTGTAGGTTTTGGAGTAAATGCCGATGTGTATAAAGCTTTTTGGACAATTCTATAATTTGAAATATAACCGTTGAAGTAATTTCCTTGAACACCATAACCAATTCTTATTGATGAATTGATAAAATTTTGTGTGGCATCTGCTGGAGTAAATGCACTTCCTTCCAACGTACCATTCAAATAAAGTCGCATAACGGTATTGCTTCTAACTAATGCAACATGATTCCAGTTATATAAAGTAAGTGGTGTTGTTCCTGTGATATAAACAAATGGTCCTGTAGTTGATACTGACAAAGTATTTGTCGTAGTCAGATATATGTCTGCGCCAAGGTTAGCTGTGTCTGGTGTTCTTGAATCAAAGAGTGGTCTGTTTGTTCCTGTGTTGTAAGGATTAACCCAAAATTCAATGGTGAAGTCTTCACCTGTGACAAAAGCTCTAGTGCCAGTTCCGTTAGTATTTGCAGTCAAATAATCAGAAGTACCATTGAAGTATATACTTCCCGGTGAAAGAAACACCTCATCAAACTCCCCTGAGATTGAGTTTGTTGCAGTTAAACTTTGATTTGTTTTTGTTGTTTCATCTATGGTTACTGTATAATTTACACCACCATTATTAAGTCTATCGACTGTTGTTGCCATTGTATTATTTTAACCAAAAATTGTATCTAAACTATTTGTTGCTTCATTGTATATAGTATACACAGCACTTACTGAAGTTGAGTTTGAAAAACCTAATGCATCTCCACCTTGCAAATATATGTTACCCGAAACACCAACACCACCGGTGAAAATAACAGATCCTGTACTATTTGATGTGGATACTGTAGTGTTTGAAAAAGTATATACAGTTAAACCGTTAGCCGTTACTGCAACACCCGTGTTTGCTAAACCGCCTGTGCCTGAACCTGAAGCCGCCGTGGTTTGTAAAGTTCCGTCTTGGAATACAATACCGTTACCTGAACCAGTGATGAATACATTTCCTGTGTATACATTACCTTTGACACCAAGACCGCCAGCAATAATAACTGCACCAGTTGTATTTGATATAGCACTATTAGCATTAGCGAAGGTGTATATACCACCACCCTGGATCGTTACGGCAGAACCTGTATTCGCAATGCCTGTACCTGAACCTGTAGCTGCTGTGGTCTGTCTTGTACCATCTTGGAATGTAATACCGTTGGATGCAATACCAGTAATTACAATGTTACCTGTATATACGTTACCTGAAACACCAAGGCCTCCAGCAATAACGATAGCACCAGTAGTATTCGATATAGCACTATTAGCGTTAGCAAAGGTAAAAATACTAGTTGGGTTTACAATAACTGATACACCGGTATTAGCTAAAGAATTATTAGCTTTTGTAAACGCACCATTAGCGAATGAAGCCCCAGAATTAGCTGTAACAAAAGAACCATTAGCAAAAGATGCTGCTGAGTTAGCTGTAACAAAAGAACCATTAGCAAATGAAGCCCCAGAATTAGCTGTAACAAAAGAACCATTAGCGAATGAAGCCCCAGAATTAGCTGTAACAAAAGAACCATTAGCAAAATCACCAGCAGAGTTGGCCTTAGCATAAGATGAGTTAGCTCTATCAAATGCACCATTAGCAAAACTGCCAGCTGTTGATGTTCCTGTGGCGGCAGTTGTTTGTGTTGTACCGTCTTGGAATACAATACCATTCCCAGCGCCAGTAATAAAAACGTTACCTGTATATACGTTTCCTCTTACTCCAAGACCACCTGAAATTATAACAGCACCTGTGGTGTTTGAGAATGCACCATTAGCATTAGCGAAGGTAATAATACTAGAACCATTCACGATTATAGATGCACCGGTATTTGCTATACCTGCTGTAGTCTGTACGGTTGAATCTGAGAATGTTATACCTGAAGATGTATTAGCAATAAATCCATTTGCATATATTGAACTGGCACCTCTAATATTTCCAAAAGAACTACCTGTTGTTGTAAATTGTGTAGTATAAAGTGTTCCAGAAACTGTTAAATCAGCATTCGTAACTATAGAAGAAGTATTCTGTAATGATGTATTGGCCTTTGTAAATGCACCATTAGCAAATGAAGCTGCTGAATTGGCGGTTATAAATGCACCATTAGCAAATGAAGCTCCAGAGTTAGCTGTAACAAAGGAACCATTAGCGAATGAAGCGGCCGAGTTAGCTACTAAAAAAGAACCGTTAGCGAAGTCACCAGCGGAGTTGGCCTTAGCATAGGATGAATTGGCCCTATCAAATCCTGCATTAGCTGTATTTCTAGCATAAACGTCAACTGAAGATGATACCAATGTATTAGCTAAAGCAAAAGCACCATTAGCGAAGTCACCAGCAGAGTTGGCTTTTAGGAATGCACCATTAGCAAAAGACGCTGCTGAATTAGCTGTAATAAAAGAACCGTTAGCAAAGTCGCCTGCTGAATTTGCCTTGGCATAAGATGAGTTAGCTCTATCAAATCCTGCATTAGCTGTGTTTCTAGCATATACATCTATAGAAGATCCAACTAAGGTGTTAGCTAAAGCAAAAGCACCATTAGCGAAGTCACCAGCGGAGTTTGCTTTTAAGAATGAACCATTAGCGAAAGAAGCTGCCGAGTTAGCTACTACGAATGCACCATTGGCAAATGAAGCTGCCGATGTGGCAGTAGAACTAGAAGCATTGGCTGTTGTAAAAGCGCCGTTAGCAAAAGATGCAGCAGAATTGGCCACTAAGAAACCACTATTAGCGAAGTCACCAGCGGAGTTTGCTTTACTATAAGAAGAATTAGCTCTATCAAATCCTGCATTAGCTGTATTTCTAGCATATACATCGATTGAAGAACCAACTAAGGTGTTAGCTAAAGCAAAAGCACCGTTAGCAAAATCACCAGCTGAGTTTGCTTTTAAAAATGAACCATTAGCAAATGAAGCGGATGAATTAGCTACTACGAATGCACCATTAGCGAAGTCACCAGCGGAGTTGGCCTTAGCATAGGATGAATTGGCCCTATCAAAACCGGCGTTAGCTGTGTTTCTAGCATATACATCGACTGAAGATGATACCAATGTATTAGCTAAAGCAAAAGCACCATTAGCAAAGTCACCAGCTGAGTTGGCTTTAACATAAGAAGAATTGGCTCTATCAAAAGCACCATTAGCAAATGATGCAGCCGATGATGAACCAGAAGCTGCCGTAGTTTGTGTACTGCCATCTGAGAAAATAATACCAATAGCTAAATTTATTGTATTCGAAGAAACAACATCAACTCCAGATATATTTCCACCAGTTCCTGTTGTTTGTATTGATAAAGCATAAACATTGTTTGCTATATACAAATTATTTGATACATACAAATTATTTGAAACATTTAAATCTGCTGATGTAATTATTGTTATAGTATTTTGTAATGCTGTATTAGCTGTTAAGAATGCACCATTAGCAAAATTACCAGCAGAGTTTGCTTTTAAGAATGAACCGTTAGCAAATGAAGCTGCTGAGTTGGCGGTTGTAAATGCACCATTAGCAAAAGAAGCTCCAGAGTTAGCTGTAATGAATGATGCATTAGCAAATATAGCTGCTGAATTAGCTACTATGAAGGCACCGTTAGCAAATGAAGCTGCTGAGTTGGCGGTTGTAAATGCACCATTAGCAAAAGAAGCTGCTGCATTTGCTGTAATGAATGATGCATTAGCAAATATAGCTGCTGAGTTGCCTGTTACGAAAGCACCGTTAGCAAAAGAAGCTGCTGCATTTGCTGTAATGAATGATGCATTAGCAAATATGCCAGCAGATGTTGCTACACTATTTGCTGTATTTGCTTGAGTNAAAGCACCATTAGCAAATGATGCCGCAGAATTGGCCACACTGAAAGAACCATTAGCAAATGAAGCTGCTGAATTGGCTGTAATAAATGATGCATTAGCAAATATAGCTGCTGAATTAGCTGTAATAAAAGAACCGTTAGCGAAGTCGCCAGCGGAGTTAGCTTTAGCATAAGAAGAATTAGCTCTATCGAAACCAGCATTTGCCGTATTTCTAGCATATATATCGATTGAAGATCCAACTAATGTATTTGCCAGAGCAAAAGCACCATTAGCAAAATCACCAGCTGAGTTTGCTTTTAAGAATGAACCGTTAGCAAATGAAGCTGCTGAATTCGCCTTATCGAAACCGGCATTAGCTGTTTGTCTAGCGTAAACGTCAACTGAAGATGATACCAATGTATTAGCTAAAGCAAAAGCACCATTAGCAAAGTCACCAGCAGAGTTAGCTTTAACAAAAGCTCCATTAGCAAATATGCCTGCCGAATTTGCAATTTTATCTTGTTGATTACCAATATAAGTAAATGTCATTTTAACTTATTTCCAATAAACTCATTATAACAT